AACTCTATTGATTTCATATACATAATAATTGCGTTTTGCCATTTTTCCTTGAATTTCATCAATGATTGAAAGTTGCGTTCGAATCAGTTTCACAATTGTTGCTTTCAATTCCTTATACCATTCATCATCGTCAGTTATTTCGCCTCTTTTCGCCCGTTTCCACATTTCCTTTTGACGATACAATTGATATGCCTTTTTTTCTAATACTTTTACGTCGGTTTCATACACTACAAATGGAACCACGGATTTCGATGAAGTTCGATTAGGGGGAGAGATTTTTGAATCATCCAACCATTTATAAAACTCATCTACTTTATATTGTCCAATGGTATCAAATACTGAAAAATTACGAACCAATCGCGCTTCCATTTTATTTTGACACTTTTCCCAAAACTCGGTATACACGGCTGCCCAAGCCTTTCCTTGTTTAATACAGTGTTCTCTTATATATGCTCGATATTCTCTGTAAATTGTGGGGTTTTTTACGATATCGACTAACCACAATGCTTCATAACCACGCTTTATTTCAGCAAAAGGTATATTTTTGTCAGTATATTCAGTATAATAATCGTGAAATCGACGAAGCATTAGAGGATTCGTCGAAAGCATATCTGCATACTCTGCATATTCATTTGAACCTACAACCATTGGAATGTATATCGAATTTGAAATTTCATATAATGTATCAATTTTTTATTTGGTTTGTTGATACATCACGATTCGATTTAGAATAAACATATTAAATATAATGATCTAAAAATAAAATATTATATCATTATATAAAAAACCTTTGAATGTCTTCTCTCAATCTTGCGAATAATTTTCCAACTCGTACTACTACCGGTGTTTTTACAGGTGGTTCTGGTAATGCCGCCAACAATGGCTGGGGTGCTCAAGGCCATATAGGTATTGGCAATAATAACGCGTATGGTGCTATTCATGTCGGTCGTAATGCCGGATGGAATGGTCAAGGCTCTAACGCGATCGGAATTAGTGGAGGGTTCCGGTTCTAAATAAATATATTAAAAACAAATTCCAAAAAAAACAAAAAACATATTTACTTGGTATACGTTTTAGTGTATCAAGAAAATGTGTTTCACTATATTTTTTGTTTTTTTTGTGTATTTTTTGTTTAATTTAAACTTTTATTTGTTTTTTGTTTTTAATTGTGTGTATTAGCATTCACATAGGTCTTATTAACATCCTTGCAGAATCGGCCATACTTGCCGATTTAGGGCAAACAACGGTTGTATTTCCACTGAACCAGTTGTTTAAAAGTTTAGCGGAAGGCTGAACAGGTTTATATGTTAAAAGATTTATAGCATCCATCGATTTACTGCCGAAATTGGTACGATTATTATTGAAACTACCATCAAGAAATTTGGCAGCAGGGGCTGCAGTATTTTGACTTTTGTCAAAAACAGAAACGGACACACAGACAGGTTGTGAGCAAAGCATCAAAGGTTTTTTTATATATTATTATAATATTTTATTTTTATATCTATTTAATTTATTAACCCTTATAGTGTTTTTATACAACATATATCATATCATTTACTTAATAGTAATCAGCGTCGTGCTTAAGCACATATTTCTTGTTTTTCCAACAAAATTAAATATTTATGATATAGCAAAGCTGAAAATGAGAAAATATGTAATTTAAGTGCTTTAGCAACGACATCAGGAGTTGTGCTGTGCTAAAGCAAAGCCACACGCACAAAAACGCTTATTACGGTTAAAAACATAAATATAAGTAAGTTATATTTATTTGATTTATATCGAAGGCATAAATCACAACATTGAAAGGGTTAAAATCATACTAATTATGATTTAAATTGTTGATTTTTACAACGAGTCTAAAGCTCGTTGTGCGACACTAACTTGTTGTTCTAGACGGATAACATCTTGTTTTGCGTATTCTAATTGACTTTGTAATGCTTCTAACTCTAATCGTAATTCACTCGTTCTCAATTCGCGTTTAGCCACCATATCGACTTTCGGCGTGCTGGTGCTGCTACTACTTGACGAAGAAGAAGAGTGTTTGGTTTTGCGCGGGCTACGGTTCTTCTTCGATTTGCGAGTAGGAGATACAGGTTTAACTGCAGGCGGAGTAACTGGTCTTTGTAATAATTTTAATCTTGATTCAATCAATTGTTTTTTTCCTCTATATAATTTCGTCATAGAAGATAAATGCTTATCAGCCATATATGGTTTTGCGTTAAACCACGTATAATAAGGAATATTTTTGTCTAATTCAGTAAGTTCTGCATGTAAAACTTCACGATTGGTAATAGCATCAATTTTAGCCTTAAACGCGGCGAGTTCTGCATCATTCATTGCTTTTCTAGCGTCCATGTTTCGAAGCCATTCCCCGTGTTTGGTTCGACTTAATGTTTCATTGTATTGTTGGTCTCTAACTAAAGGAATGTCATATGCGGCCTTTAATTTTTGTTCGTTATAATTTAATGATTTATATTGTGAAATCAAATCCGATGCGTGAGTGTAATATCGATCAACGATAACATCTGTACCAACCATTCCCTTATAATGCGGAGTGTAACTATTATCTGCATAATCGTCCGTATTAGCTTGGTTGCGATAATACATAATTTCATGTAGTAAGGCATCCTCATTTGGTTGTGGTTCTGCAGCACTTCCTCCTCTTTTAATAAATCTATTATTTTTACGTGATATTTTATTTTGCGTCATATGTGATTTTGTATATCATAGCATACGAAATTAAATTTATTTGTGTGAATATTGTCTCGATTTTCAAAATTTAGACAATCCACGTATAATGCTACCACTGTGAATAATTGTTGTAGTCAGTCGTAAATCGTAAGCAATATTATTTACATGTTTCATATAGATTTATTGTAATAATAAAAATTCAACTACTAGTTAATGTTAGTTTTTATACACTTAATCCTTACAGCATTGCCTTTGGCACATCTATTTTATATTTTTACATAAAAAATAATATTAGTGCTTAAGCATATTTACCAAGCAATAGGGTGATTTTAAGTGCTTTAGTACATGTAGGAATCCTCTTAGAGGCTGCACAACGCTATAAGGGTTTAAGTGTATCAATATGTCTATAAACGTGGAGTTATAAGACACTTTCTAAATCAAATACATATATTTAAGTTGGTTTGTCCTATTATAAATTTTCAAGGGTGTATATATATGTTACATCAATCAACCGACAAAGATACACGATTATTTGGAAAAGAATGTAATAACGAACCGAGAAAATATTCAATGAATATGCTTCAACAAATGGCAAATAAAATTGGGTTAATTACAATACGTCAAACATATGATGATTTATGTCGTGGATTACGAACATATTGCTCAGAAAATAATATAACAACGAAACAACAATTCAAACGTCATATTCCAAAAGGTCAGGTGGGTTATACGATTATAAATGAAACATCTACCCGAAAATTGGGCGAAAATATAGATTTAGATATTTTATTCGATAGCGAATCCGAGCATTTTTTAGAAGAAGTTGGTTATTTTCAAAATTTAAAAAACTATATTACATACATACAAGAAGCCAATAGATTTAGTTGTCTTACAGCAAATGGATACGTCTATAAATTACGATACGATGCACCTGAACCAATATCACAATCATATTTAGTTATTTTAAAAATTAATCAAGACGCACAAGCGGATAACTTGATTCACGAATATTTAGTAGGTCAATGTATCAATGAATATTCAAAATTTTATCCGTGTTTTGCTAAAACGTATATGATAGGAGAGTTTTTAACACCGAAAAAAGCAAATTATGGCGCTTTTATAGGTAAATCCATTTCAAAATCATTAGATACATACATACAACCACTTGATGTACGAAATATTGAACAATTAATTATCAACGGATGTAGGTCAAATGAATATTTGACACTTTTTACACAATATATACATGCCCGATATAATTTTAACGAATATCTAAGAAGTATCTCAGTTGGTTCGAGTTTTTGTGCTTCTCGTCCAAGAATTATACCCGAAACTTCTATACATAAATTATATGAACTAACCGCTATTTTACACATGATATATCAATTATTGGCAAGTTTCGCCGATAAATTTACTCATTATGATTTGCAATTAACTAATGTGCTATTAGTTGAAGTTCCGGCAAATCAATTTATACACGTTGTTTTTCATTATCCGGATGGACGTGTTTTGCGTTATAATATGTGTTATATTCCAGTTATAATAGATTATGGTCGTTGTTTCGTTCATTGTGCGCAAATAAATTCAAAAGAAATAATGAAAACTGTTTGTAAAAACGATTCGAAACGGGGCCCAGAGGGCCCCGCGTGTCCAAATATGTGTGGAAATATCAGTGGTTATCGGCATTCTACCGATTATGATGAAGCTACGGATACTTTTCAATCAGCATCAATCACTAATCATTTTATTGATTATACACGATCTAATGTATCACACGATTGTCGATTATTAAATGAAATAATATTAAATTTTGATTTTAATAGCTTGCCGAGAAACAATTTTATTGTTAAAAAATTAGTATTAGATATTTTGAATAAATTAGAGGGAATGGATACTCCATTTGGCACACATGAAGATGAAACATGGGGTCATACCATCTCGCAAATTTTTATGGCAGCGGAAAAATTAACGCATATAATAGCACAACCAAAATTTAATAGTATGAACGATTTATTTTTAAATGAAAAAAAATTATATGGAACTCTGCACATTTGGACGGATTTATCGCGACCGTTTGAATTTTCTTGATTTATACAGACTCAAAATCAAAATTATTTATAATATATATATGTCTTATCAATCTACAGACAAAGATACTCGATTATTTGGAAAAGAATGTAATAACGAACCGAGAAAATATTCTATGAATATGCTCCAACAAATGGCAAATAAAATTGGGTTAATTACAATACGTCAAACATATGATGATTTATGTCGTGGATTACGAGCGTATTGTTTACAAAATAATATAACAACAAAACAACAATTTAAACGTCATATTCATAAACTGGATGTAAATCGTGATCGTATAGATGAAACATCAACCCGAAAATTGGGCGAAAATATAGATTTAGATATTTTATTCAATAGCGAACCTGATCATTTTTTAGAAGAAGTTGGTTATTTTCAAAATTTGAAGAACTATTTACCACAAATAGAACGAGTTGACAGGGTAGGTTCTACCAATTCAAATGGATTTATTTATAAATTACAATACGCCGCACCCGCACCTATGGCGCCTATATCAGTTATTGTAAAAGTCAACCAACATACCGAAGCAGATAACTTAGTATATGAATATTTAGTAGGTCAATGTATCAATGAATATTCGAAATTTTATCCGTGTTTTGCTAAAACGTATATGATAGGAGAATTTTCAACACCGAAAAAAGCAAATTATAGCGCGTTCATGCACCTATCTATTCCAAACGCATTCGATACATACATACGACCACTTGATATACGAAATACGGAACGATTGATTCTCATGGGTTGTAGGTCAAATGAATTCTTAGCACTTTTTACACAATATATTCCTATAAGATATAGTTTTCACAATTATCTGGTGAATATTTCAGTTAGTTCTAGTATTAGTTCGAGCAAACGAATTATATCCAATCAAGAAGATACTATACATAAATTATACGAACTAACCGCCATTTTACATATGATCTATCAGTTATTGGCAAGTTTCGCCGATAAATTTACACATTACGATTTACATTTAGATAATGTGGTATTGGTCGAAGTTCCGGCAAATCAATTTATACACGTTGTTTTTCATTATCCAGATAGACGAATTGTCCGGTATAATATGTGCTATATTCCCGTTATAATTGATTACGGGCATTGTTTTGTTCATTGTGCGCAAATAAATTCAAAAGAAATCATGAAAACGGTTTGTAACAATGATTCGAAACGAGCCCCTAAAGGACCCTTGAACCCATTGGGTCCAGAGTGTCCATATATGTGTGGTAATACGAGTGGGTATGAACGAGCAACTGATTATAATGAAGCAACGGATACATTTGAACCTGCGTCAATTGACAATCATTTTATTGATTATACACAATCCAACGTATCACATGATTGTCGATTGTTACATGAAATTATACTACAATTCGATTTTAATAGCTTACCGAGAAACAATTTCATTGTTAAGAAATTGGTTGCCGGTATTTTCAATAAATTGACGGAAATGGATAGTAGGTGGGGAACACGCGAAGATGAAACATGGGGACGTACTATATCGAATATTTTTATGGCAGCGAATAAATTAACGGAACTAATACAGCACCCAAAATTTAATGTTATGAATGATTCATTTTTAAATGATAAAAAATTGTACGGAACACTGCATATTTGGACAGATTTATCACAACCCTTTGAATTTCGTTGATTTTAATGTTTTAGCATTATTGTGTTTGCTTTATCATATAAAGCGTGATAATCATTACAAATTTATATTATAGTTAGAAACGTAAGTGTTCAAGTGTCATACTATATTATATCCAGAAAACACCTGTTTTTTACATATATCTAATATTTTTACAGTTATCTTCGGACTTTTAATCTTATTATATTTCAACAATAAGATTGAAATTCAGCATTTGTTGAAACGGTAAGTATCTATTATTTTAGATTTCAAAAACTAACACACTTATCAATTTAATTATGATATTCAATCAAAAAATAAGTATATTAATATATAATGAAATCGAAATTGAGAAATTGTAAAAAGCGTTGTAGTAAAAAGGGCGGAAATCCAAGTCGTTTAGAAGAAGCAGAGAAATTAAGAAGTAATATGAGTGAATACTATTTACAAATGGATTTTTCTATGAAAGAAAAAATAGATACTATTATAAATAATATAACTATTCCTAATACCAGTGACCAATTCGTAATATATGATATAGGAACTGGAACTGGTAATCTTTTAATTTCATTATTTATTATTTTGAAAGAACAATACCCTAATTTAAACTTATGTATGGTAGGAATAGATTTAATGGAAACTTCTATTAGAACCGCAAATAAAAACGCAAAAAAAAATAAAGTTACTAAACGAGCTATATTGAATGGTAATATTATATTTCATAAATCGAATGCTACAAATATTAATGATGAATTTTTACCAAAAGCAAATTATATAATTTATAGTTCTATCATTCACGAAATTTATAGTTATACGGAACAAATTGATAGTAATTATGTATGTTCTGAAATTAAACGTATGCAATCAGTTGAAGAAGCATTTAGACAAGCATACAAATTATTAAAACCAAATGGTAAAGTGATTATTAGAGATTTTATACGACCGAATATGTCAAATGAAATAGTAAATGTTGCGTTTAACAAGAATAAATATCAAGGTATTTGTTTAGAATTTCAAAAATTTATTGACGATCATCAAAAACAATCACGTCATTATTTCTTATTTACATTATTGGTATATCCATCGTGTCAAACGTTAAATTGTGCTGATGATGAATATTTAGTATATGAAACAAATATTCAAACATTATACGAATTTTTATATCGTAAAGATTATAAAAATGATTGGGAAGTTGAACTTAATGAACGATATGGATTTTGGACAGAAACTGGAATAAGTTCGTTATTAACTACAGGTGGTTTTAAAATAGACTTATTACACAAGTATCATAATAGTTGGATTATGAAAAATCGTCTGGAAAATATATATGTATATGATAAAACCGGATATATAGGTATTCCGTATTATCAAACACTCGTTGTAGCTACTAAAATATAATAGCCACAATTAATAAATCACACACATGAGTCGTTCTAGATATACAAAAGCGATGAAAATATCAAAATATATGTGGCTGCAGGGTTAATAATATACTTGTCGGCAATAAGAGCATGTTTGTTTCGGGTGCCCTTCTTCTATCATTTTATTCATCCATTTGTGAATACATTTGAAACAGCTGATTTTCGTCTTTTTATTTATAAATATTATAATATAATAAATAATATAATAAATAATATGATTGATCCTGATTCAGAAAATCTAGCTAAAAAAAGCAGATGTGATAAATTGATATGTCGTAAATGTTATACTCGCCAACCTATTCACGCACGAAATTGCCGTAAATGTTCAAGTGTCGATTTACGCCAAAAACATAAATTAAAATAGATTTATTCATTTTCATCTACCTATAGCAAACAACATATGACTATAAATATGGTAAATAATGTAAAATTTGATATGTATATAAATATATCAAATAGTACAAACACATTAAATATAGAATGCGTATCTCATTTCGTTTGATTGCTGATAAATTATTTGGCAAAAAAAACAACATATTAGTTGGACGATGGAATATCGATTATGATAATGTAATACAAGAACGTAAAGTATATCTAACCAATATGGACCATTGTGGATGTTGTGGTAATATACATAATAATAATAAAAATATCCAAAATAAGGAAACCGGGCAGAAGCAGCAGCAACCTAGACGAATATACCGGATGTCAGCATCGAAATATATCAAATAATATTTGGATAGATACAAATCATTTATCATCAGTTTCGTCTAAAATTCTAATACCTAATGATACATCTACATCGGTAGGGGGGTCATATTTTATACTTGATTCTAATAAAGTCGATGTTTTATTTAGTTCTAATGTTTCAAACGTTTATAAAAAACGAAAATCCGGTTTAAAATTTGATATAGGATTTCCACAATAATTCATTATTGATGTATATACTAATATTGATTTATTATTTTTTGAAATCTAATATTAGTATTATTACATCTTTTATACGAAATGATTGTGTATAGGGCAGGCATATTGTTATTTTCATATAAATGGATAAATTCTAAGCACGTGTGGCACAAAAAAGCTATAAGGTTTAATAGTAAAGATCGATTTCTTGATGACAACAAGGGCACGTTGGTTTCGGGTGTCCTTCTTCTATCATTTTGTTCATCCTTTCGTGGATACATTTTATATGAAAGTGGTGAGAACATTTTGAAACAGTCGTTTGATTATCACTTGTATCGACATAGTTTTCGTTGCAAATAGCGCAATTTGTCGCATTACATCCTATAGGCAATGTAGATACAGGTCTTAATTTCAAAATACGAAAATCGGTAAGATACTCGCCCGTTTCGACAAATCCTTTCCTCAGCATTTTGTCCAATCGCATATTCATTTTCGCCATAAATGAGTTTTTGACTATTGGTGATAAGTTGGTTGAGAACCGGTTTGGAATCATCCAAACAAGCTTTCCCTCCATACAATCTCGGATACATTTGGTTGTCCATTCTACATCACTATATTCTCTACCTTTTCCAATTTGATAAGCTTTGATTCGCGTTGATATATTACCCGTTATGTCCATCATCAAATTATTAGCAGTAAAATCACAGTTATTCATACTGTTCTCTTCAAGAACTAATGCTGATGAGTAGCTTATATCAATTTTCAATGCCATTGTTGATGGGGTTTGAATCGTCATTGAAAAAGATTGGTAATCAATATCTGGAATAGCGGGTTCAGTAAATGTGATTGTTTCGAATGAAATCAATCGCTGACATTGTTCAAGTGATTGAATGAATTTTATAGCTATTTCGCGAGATGAAACACAGATATCCATATCTTGGTATGGCTGACCTCTAAGCATATCTCTCACATATCCTCCATAAATAAATGGATGATTCATAGTGGATACATAGTGACGTTGAATTTCACTTAAAACGAATTTCAAATCGTCAAACTTATTGTAATGTTTTGTAGTTATTTGAGGCATTGGTATGACTTGTATCAGTTATAATTTACTGTATGTAAATATCAATTTTTTACATTTTTCTTATTTTTCAAATGCTATAGTAAGTTATCTTCTAAAAATATACACAGAATCGTGCTATATCTGTCACCATAAGGATTAAACGTACATATATGTTGAATTATTAACGAATGGTTTATATTCGAATATATATTTGTGTATAATATATGATACGTCGATTATACACATCTATTGCCAATAATTATTCATCTTTACCTATCAATATCATAAAAGGTAAAGATATATATTTATGGGATATACATCATAAGAAATATATCGATTTATTAGCAGGATATAGTGCTGTCAATCAAGGACATTGTCATAGTAAATTAGTTTCTATTATGCAAAATCAATGTAAGACACTAACACTAACAAGTCGCGTAGTTACAAACAACAATTTAATCCAATGGAGTGATTATATAACCAAATTATTTACGTATGATAAAGTATTAGCAATGAATAGTGGCGCGGAAGCGGTAGAAACAGCCTTAAAATTGGCGAGACGCTACGGACACACCATAATGAATATTCCCGAAAATAAAGCTAAAATTGTATGTCTTAGTGGCAATTTTCACGGTCGAACAATTGGCGCGATAAGTCTCAGTGATTATCCAAATTATAAAAAAGGGTTTGGCTCGCTTTTGGATAATATTCTAACTGTCGAAATGAATAATTGTCATTCATTATTTCAAGTTTTTGAGAAAAACGCGAATGAAATAAGTGCTATATTGTATGAACCTATACAAGGCGAGGGCGGTATAATACCCATATCCAACTACTTTTTCAAAGCCTTGTATCAAATAAAACAAACATACCCGCATATTTTATTGATGGCGGATGAAATTCAAAGTGGATTAGGGCGTTCGGGCAATTGGACTGCTGGACAAGTGTTATTTCCGGAAATAAAACCTGATGTTTTAATTTTAGGGAAAGCGTTGAGTGGTGGAATGTTGCCAATGAGTTGTGTATTAGCCGATGATACTCAAATGAATGTTTTTGGTCCTGGATCACACGGTTCAACATTTGGTGGTAATCCATTGGCGTGTGCGATTTCAATTGAAGCCCTCAAAATTATTGATACGGAATGTATGGATTTTATACAAAAAAAAGAACAAATTATTCAATTATTTTTACATAAAATGTTAATCGATAATCCTGATAAAATAATTGATGTGCGCGGATGCGGAATGTTTTGGGGAATACAGTTTCACGAAAATTATAATATTGAAAAATTGCGATATAGGTTATTGGACGTGGGGTATATAACGTGCACCGCTCGAAATAATACGTTGAGAATTACACCACCTCTAACCATAACTTATAAACAAATTGAAAAATGTATGAGTATAATAGCCGAAATCATTTGAATCACTATCCATTTGGATACAATATTACAATTACTTCAAGATAAAAAGCACAACACAAAAAAAACACAAAACTATATTTAATATAGTTATCCACTGACCATCGCAAATAAATGGTTCTCATCCACCCGACACCGACACCAGAACACGTTAAATCTCAGTTTGCTGGAACATTGTATCGTTGTATAGTTATGTAGATTTCCTTCTCCACATAAAGTTTGGTCGTGCCTGTTTCCGTGTTCTCCTCAACATCAACCTGAGATGCCATCCTGCCACCCCATTCGGCGCATTCGTTTCGTTCTTCGTCCAGTAATTCCGCATGATTGTCCAGAGCTGCTGCGCGGGCAGCAGCGTAAGTAGAGTAGAGCTTCGGGTATAGCTCGCCGTTTTCAAGAACAACATAAACTGTCGCCATAGTATGCGTGTGTGTGATTGATTATATCAACTAAAATGAAAAATGACTATCAAATTTTTATAACTCATTAGTTTTACAATGTAAAAAGTATTAAACAAATTTTTAATCATTTGAATAGTATTATTATGAATATTCAACGAAAAGTATTTGGATCAATTTAGTAAAAATATAGGATCGTTGAAATAAATAGTATAGTTTATAAACTTTTGAAAATCAATCGACAAATATTGTAAGTAAAAATAATTTAACATCCTTTGATATTTCCTTTCATCCATTATCAATACCGGAATAATTGGATTTTGAATAAGTTCTATACCAGAAACCATTACTATTTTTGATAGTAATTTGATAGTTATAAATATGACAATTTCCCACATTGATACCCGTTCATTAAATGGAACAGGTTGAATGAACCAAAAAATAACATGCAGACATATATCTTGGAAAAATTTCCGTTCAAATGTCAGCGTTTTTAATTTTTTAATTTCGAATAGCAATTGTAAATAAATATAGGATATATGAACTGAAATAGGGAACATATCAATATTGATATTTAAATTTTCGTAAAAATGTGCGTGTTGTAATGCTTCTTTCGCACACAATCTATTTTCTGGTTTATTCACCATCAATTTTAATAATAAATCTAATCCACTTGGTCCAAATACTATGTCCGTTTGTAAATATAAATTTAATGATAGCTGTAAATCAACTTTATCACATATTTCACCGCGACTATTGATACACAAATTCGAATATTTGCGTATGCTCAAATGTATCATCGTTGCTGCTAGACTAAACATATCCGCTTTTCGGGAGCTTTAACTACATCGGTTGTTGAATATGTATTTACTTGTTCAAATAAAGGACTTAACCCTATATATTTACTTAACCCAAAATCAATAAATTTAATATCGGTTCTATTCAACATAATATTTGGCAATTTAATATCATTGTGAATAAATCCCAATGAATGAATCGCATTTAACGCTTTCAAGCATTTATAAAAACTAATTTTATACTCTTGATAATTAAATCTGCCTTTATTTTTACTTTCATCATTTTGATATTCAACACTAATTTTATGTAAATCCGTTTCCAATGTCTCTAAAACTAAAAAACAATGATGTCGTGGATTATCAAAACAGATACCTAACAACGTAACCGTGCTTGTTTCTGGATATTGATTTAGATGTTGTAATATAACAATTTCTCGAATAATATCGTCATCGAGAATTATATCCGATTACTTGACGATGATGGTGTAATCGTTAGTTCAGCCATTGTAAATATTTTTAATTCTCTTTTAGCTATTTTCTGTAATTTATATAATTCCTGTAATTCCTGTAATTCCATTATATATATTTCAAGATAAATTAATCAACCGATACAATGGGTCGAAACGAATACAATCGACGAATATCTCGAAATAATACTTGTGTTTGTTGATGGACTTCCAGTGGATCGATATAATCGATTATAAACGCGTATTCCAATGTATATCGAACGGCTCCGCTAGGATATTCTCCGAATGGAACATTACACATTTTCATTTCAATAATGTTTCCAAAATAATGAGTTTCATTATCACCGCTGTCGTGGGTTTTTAGAACAATCTCGTAATAGTAATTAGGAAAATTTACGTGAATATATCGATAGTCAGCACGATTGATAAAAATGATTGATATTTCGCCAATGTATTCAAGTTGTGTAAGTAACTCATCTGTATACGCTTGTAAAATCAACAAGTCCAATATGCGTTTGCGCATGTTGTGAATATAAGATAAATTCTCTTGTGAAATTTGGACTCGCAAATCATCTTCTTCTATTATCTTAGACCATTCTATTTCTTCTACTAAATAATCATCAATTGTATCGAATCGTCCATCATCACCACTGTCGTCGATATAACCATCTTCGAATGCATCGTCTTTAACGTATAATTTTTCACGACACATTGGACAAGTAGATGATTGTTCGTGCCACGTTAGTAGGCATTTCATACAAAATAGATGACCACATTCTGTAAATGCGTGATTCGCACGAGGCAGTAATTGTATATAACATATTGAGCAATCTCCTATACATTGCTCCATTTATAATAAATAAATAAATAATAAATAATTATACACATCAAATTTTATATAATTATTTATTTATTTAATTATACGTGAGATAATTGCTGAACCTAATGTAGTTCCTCGTTACAGATTATACAAATTATAATAACTATTGCGTAATCATTTGTGAAAACAGACCTCCCGATGCAAGCTGCATTAAAATTTCATGGGGCATACTTTTTTCGATAATACTTCCAAGTAAATGTTCTAAAATAGTTCGATTTTTAGTTAGAATATGTTGTAAGCCAAACTCGGGTGTCATATTGCTTAATACAAAATAATCTTGATTTTTAACCAAATTATCATATCTTACATAATATTTGTCTAAAATGGGTTTATATTTCAGCAAGTTTAAAATAAAGTCGGGTGTATCACCATCATCTCCTAACCATTGCACTTTTCCAGGCAAAGCAATAAAACAACAAAATTGTTGTTCTCCACCTTCAATACATAAAATATCACCAACGTTAATTCCATTTTTCTTACTTGGTTTATATGTATTAAGTTGAGCCAAATATTTTTTATCATTATAGTTAAGATTCATATTCATAGTTCCGTTAGCAACACCGTTTATTATCTTATTATTTTCTATTTCAATAAATTTAGCCTCATATACGTCTCTAACCTTTTTTTTAGCCAGAGTAGCTTTTCTACATTTGGAAAATTTGTCATTCCCCGAACAATCATCCATGAATTTTGAACGTGGTGGACGACCACCAACACGAGGTCGCAATCTTCTTGAAATCGCAACCATTTATATAATATAATATATGTATTATATAAATAATTGACGATAGTCGAAAACTTTAGTGGATATTTAACTCTTGTATTGTCGCACATCCGCATAGAGGTTAAAAATTAATTTTTAACATTTTAGTGCTATCGGTGTAATAAATATGTTTATTCACAAGATACAATAATAAAGTTTTAGTCATTTTTGACTACATTCATTCAACAATCGCCTAAATTTGTAAATAAGAAACATTAAATGTGTTTTTTGATTTACTTAATTGCTGTGCGTTTTCGTCTACATCTTCTGGTTTTACAACAAACACATTTATTGGGAACACGTGCACATTTCTCGTGTGTTTTATGTGAGGGGCATAAAAGCGAAAAGTTTATTGATACGTTCTCGAGTTTTCTCACCTTGTGGAATCATTTTATAAAATGGTAAATGACAAAGATCGAAATACATTGTACATGATCTTTCACCGCATTGGTTTGTATGATATATTTTGTTTATTGTCAATCAATAAACAAAATACTGTTTAGGTACAAACATTAAATAATACATATTTGTATTTAAAAATTTTAACTATATTATAATTTAAATGGGAAATTATTTTTCAAAATTAGTAGATTACGAAAAAGATTTGCGTATAATGTTTGATATATATCCAACTATAAATTATGAAAATAATTCTAATAATAATTTATTAGAAAAAAACAAAAAATTTAAAAATTATATACAAAAAAAAATACAACGGTCAATTCATAAGCTAACAAATATGACAATTTGTATTCCTGAAAACCAATTTGCCATCAATTGTGATGTAAATATAAAAGAAAATAAAATTTATTATAAAATCTATATGACTATTGAATTTATTAGTCCTAATGAACACGCTACTCCTATCACAATAACATATAAGTTATTAGAAAAGGCAATTATGGATAGATTTACACGTGATATACAAAATAAATTAAATATCAAAATAGATACAAACAATTTTATCCATTTGACAAATGGATCTATTCGCAATTTAGAAATACATCAACCAGTTGTTACAACCTTAAACTAATGTTTATATGATTCATCTAGAATGAACGAAATACTCTTACATCGAACTATTCTCGTATTCTCATTTCGTCATTTAAATCGATAGAAAAGTTTATTTCAATACATCGTTTCTCTTCAGTTTGTGGTCTTGCTTCAATAGCTTTATCTAAATTGTAAATACCCGTATTTATTAGTAATTTTTTTATATTTTGTATGTGATGGTCACCCAAATACATAAATGATAAATATGAACGTCGGCCACCATCAGGTTGCTTCAATAATCGTGTTATCGTATACATTTCTAAAAAAAATGAGTCGCAGAAAAGCTTCAAAATACTGAAAAAATTTACTAAATTATCCAATATTGTTTCATCTATTGTATTATTTTTACAATCCTCTATTATTTTATCTATATTATCTAATTGTGGAATTTGTGTTGTTGCTGCTAAATTCGACAAACTATCTTTAGAAAACCAGTCAATTATCTCATTTTTCTTCAATGTTGTAGTGAATAATTCTTCCCAATATGATTTTTCTCTAAATGGTGTGTATGTTTGTTTAGCGATTTGTTTATAAATTATACTGTTTTTTATATTCATCATTTCAAATAAACGATGTGTTAATTTATGAATATTAATTTTATGTGTATCCTGAATTGCGTCGAGTAAGAAATCTATAAAATTTTGAATGGTTCCAAATATTGTAAACTGTATATAATCTAATAAGTTTTTCCTATATTTAATCTCATTTGGAATATGTTTGTGTTTTGTGCTATGAAACGTCCAAAATAATAGCGTGACTGTATGCGCAATTTGTGGTTCAATGTATTTATAATTCATATATTTTTCGGAAATTGTAATTTTATTTTCTTTTAAAATTTTAAAATTTTTTTGTATAATTGGATCGGGGTAGCTCTGTGATTCTGTATAATAAGACATAAGCCTACTATCACACGCATGCCAACGAATATGTTTTGTAGGACATTGACCGAAAGGTGTGCTACGAAGAGTTCGATGATAGCATGAAACAAATTCACCTGTTGTTAAATCCCCCATAAACCCATTTGCAAACCCGACACCTGAACCAAGAAACGCGGTTTCTATATAAAAATCAATAGGATATCTTGATGCTAATGTATCAATCAATTGTAAGAATGGTCTATCTGCTATTGTATAACAGCATGGGGCGTCAGATGATGGTATAGGATAAGGTGTCCGTATATTTTGTCGGCATTTTTCAACGAATTCTGTGGCAAGGTGTGCTGGGAATCCATATTTTGCAGTGATTCGTTGTGGGTCCATTTTGCTAAAAATTGGAATGGATTCATCGCGGTGATCATCATCGATAAGTGCTTGAAGAAATTTTTGTGTGAAAACTTCACGTGTTTTCCAACCTCTACTTATTTCTTGTAAAATCTCAGTTAGCTGGTATATATCTTTGATATCTTTATAACAATTACATTTGAAACACGTTTGTGTTTTTTCAAAATGGTAATCTCCAAAAAGCATTATAGATGGAAACAGTGGTGATTGTACCAACGGTGTTAAATAATATAAACTAACAGGACCTGATAATCGGTTAATCGTAGTTTCACCGATACGGATACCCCGTTTTGGTTTCGAAACAACAATAGGTTTGGTTGGTTCAGTCTTTTTTTCAATATCTTTTATTTTTTGAATAGATTTCTTCCGGCATTTATTCGTTGTATTATTCCAAATACAACTTTCATTTTTGACACAATCTTTTTCTATCGTGAAACCGGGACATTTGATTTCTTTTTCTTTTGGTTTTGCTTTTGGTTTTAATTGTTTTTCATGTTTCGCTTTCGGTGATTTACGAATAGATTTCTTCCTACATTTTCCGGTTGTATCATTCCAACCACACATTTCCTGACCGATACATTC